GGCATCGGCGATGCGCTGTGGTTCAATGCGCGTGCCGCGCTGGTTGAGGGTACCGAGCTTGGCGAGTCGATTCCGAAGCTCGCCGCTCGTGTCCGTGACGCGGTTGGCGTGACTGAAGGTCGCGCGCAGATGATTGCCAGAACGGAAGTCCACGGCGCACGCAACACGGTAGCTATGGGCACCATGCAGCGATTCGAGTCTGCCTATGGCATCCCCGCCGGTGTCATGCGCAAGGAGTGGCAGGCGACCGAGGACACGCGCACGCGCGTAGAACACCGCGAAGCAGACGGGCAGACGGTTGCGTTCAGCGAGCCCTTCATAGTAGGCGGATTCCCACTGGCGTTTCCGGGGGACCCGACTGGACCGGCTTCACTCGTCATAAATTGCAGGTGTAGTCCTCTAGCGGTGTTCAACCCCGCTGATCTGAACCTGAACGACAACGGCGCGGTACTCACACTGAACGCCGCAGCCTACGAAGAGGAGCAACCCATGCCTTGGCGAGTCGAGACGGGCAACGCGGAATGCGGAGCCGGGCAGTATGCCGTGGTCAAAGAGGCTGACGGAGAAGTCGAGGGTTGCCACGACACGGAAGAGGCGGCGCTCGCTCAAATGGCAGCGCTGTACGCGTCCGAAACTGATCGTGCTGCACCGATGGCGCGGAATGTTGCCCCGTGGTCAGGCGTGATCGTGGTCGAAGGTGCACCTGCCTACGACGGCCAGGAGTACGCAGTTGGTGCACTCACGTGGCCCGAACTCGGCGCAACCGAATCACTTGAGATTCCGCTCGGCTGGAAGTACGAACGCGCGCATGGCGGCGTTGACAACGGCAACACCGTGGATGTCGGGCGTGTTGACCACATCGAGCGCATTGGGAACGAGATCCACGCGCGTGGCGTGCTTGACCTGGATTCCCCTTGGGGCCGCGAGGCTGCTCGGCAGATGGGTACCCGGATGGATCCAGGATTCCTCGCGGGCATCTCCATCATCGATGACAGCGGCAACCAAGGTGATGTCGAAGTCGTCATGCCTGATGGTTGCGAAGAGCTGTCCGAGGACGCCGAAGGCTCCGAAATCGCCCGCTGCATGACCGCTGAAAAAGTCATCTACCATTCCGGTAGGATTCGTTCCGCAGACCTGGTGAGCATCCCCGCCTTTGTTGAAGCTCGCGTGTACCTGGACGACGAAACCGCTGTGCCCGAACCTACTGCCGATGATCTCGACGCGGAAGAACTCGTCACCGCTTCGGCGTACACGATCACGATTCCCGATCTTCCCCCGGCCGACTGGTTCGAGGAGCCGAAAGAGGTTCCCGAGATCGGCGCTATCACCGTGACCGACGACGGCAGGTTCTTCGGCTACCTCGCGCCCAAGCAGGTCGCGCACCGAGGCTACCGCGACAAGCGGGTCACGGTGCCCACGGGAAACGTCGACTACGGCATTTGGATGAACCGCGCGACCATGGTTGACGACGGCAACGGCGGATACACGAAGATCGCCACCGGCCCCATCACGATGGACTGCGGCCATGCTCCGATGGGGCCGAAAGGATCAGCACGCCGCGAGCATTACGACAACGCGTGCTCGGTCGTTGCCACGGCTCGTGTCGGCGAGAACGCGCGTGGCGTGTGGATCTCGGGCGCTTTGATTCCCGGAGTGAACGCCGAGCAGGTTGCGCGCATGATGGCGTGCCAGTTGTCCGGCGACTGGGGTCCGCACCGCGAGAAGCCCGGTAAGCGCGAGCTTGCCGCTGCGCTGCTCGTGCCGGTGCCGGGGTTCCCGACGCGTAGCCGGTCGTTCACGATTCAGGGCGGTGAACTCGCCCGAACCGTGACGCCGGTCCGATTCGGCACGCACGCGGGCGTAGTTGAGCCGGTGGGAATGCGTGCCGCTGCTGACAGGATGGCTGCTCAAGTGGGCCGCGATCCTGAATCAAGAATGCGTGAGTTCGCCGTGAGCTTGCGCAAGACCTTGAGAGGTGATGAGTGATGGGCTGCAACTGTGGCAAGAAAAAGGGCGGGGTGTCGGTGTTCTCCACGGAGGAACAGGCGCGTATCGCCAAGCAACGGAACGTGACTGTCATGACTTCGGCTGGCTCTTCGAACGGTTCGAAGACGAAGACCGCTACGACGGACAGCTAATAGCACACGATTCCAAGGCGATTTCTCAATTTCGCCTGTGAATCGTGTGTAGAATCCGAGTATTCACTTCAATACACAGAGGGAACGCGATGTCAAAGGACAACGAGGCGGGGCAGACCCTGCCGGACGGGGGCGACGAGCTTACCGCCGCATTGGCGGGTAAGTCCGAAGCCGAACTGTCCAACATGCGTGACGATCTGGTCGCGGCGTTTGACGCCATCTACCAGGACGGCAAAGCGGATATCGACGCTGACGGTTTCGCGAAACTCGAAGTCATCAAGACGCAGATCCTCGCGGTGAACACCACGGCCGAAGAGGTCGCGACAACCAAGCGCGCGAACGCCGAACGGGCCGCCGCTCTCCGCGAGGCCATCAAGCCCGCGAAGACTGAGGCTGTCGAAGACGGTGAAGGCGGCACCGAAGCCGGGGACGACGCTCCCGAGGCTGCGGCTCCCGAAGCGAGGGAACTCGTTTCCGCTGGCATCGATGAGAAGGTGCTCACCGCTTCCATCACGACCGCCATCGGCGAGACCATGAAGGCGTTCGCAGGTGACTACCTCAAGCCGACGACCGACCTGAACCAGCGCGTGCGACTCGGCACGATTCAGCAGTACGCGCCCGACGCCAAGGTGCACGAGGCGCGTTCCGAGGCCGTGATCGTGGCCTCCGCCGACATCCCCGGCTTCGCCCAGGGCGGTCGACTCGACAACATCACTCAGCTCGGTGAAGCAATGCACCGACGCGCGAAGATGCTCCCGGTCGGGCGCACGGGCAACCCCGAAGCGGTTCCGGTCGCGAGCCTGGAGCGCGAGTTCACGTTCACCCTGAACAAGAACTCCACGCCTGACGACGTGAACGAAGTCCTCAAGGCCGCTGCTGATGAGGATGTCCTCGTGGCCGCTGGCGGATGGTGCGCGCCTTCGGAGATCTCTTACGATTTCTTCAACGTCGTCTGCGAAGACGGCATGATCGACCTGCCGACCGTGGGTCTGTCGCGCGGCGGCGTGCAGTACCCGACCTCGCCGAGCTTCGGCGACCTCGCGTCTGACCCGGGCATCGTCTGGACCTGGACCGAGGCCGACGACATCGAAGCGGTCGACAGCTCGTCTGTCTTCAAGCCGTGTGTGCGTGTCGAGTGCCCGACGTTCGTTGACCGGCGCGCCGACTGTGACGGTTTCTGCGTCACGGCCGGTAACCTGATCGACTACGCGTACCCCGAACTGATTTCCAACTGGCTGCGGCTGGTCATGGCGATCCGTGCGAAGGCAACGAACGCGCGCATCATCGATCTGATGCTGAACGGCGGCGGCTCAGGTGACGCGATCTCCGCGTCCATCGCGGTTGACCACTCCGGCCTGCTCGGTGCGACCACTTCGGCGCTGCTCAGCTCCATCGAGCTGTCGGCGGTCGACTACCGCGAGAAGTACTCCATGTGCTTTGACGCGATCCTCGAAGTCGTCATGCCCCGTTGGGCTCAGGCGGTCATCCGCGCTGACCTCGCGAACCGCGACGGTATCGACGTCTTCGGCGTCACGGACGGCATGATTGCCGACTGGTTCAACATCCGTGGTGTCCGTGTTCAGTTCGTCGGCGACTGGCAGGTTCGTTCGGGCACTGACCCGGGTGGTGCTACCCCGGCCAGCCGGTGGCCGCTGACCATGGATTACATGATCTACGCTCCGGGCACCTTCATTCGAGGCAACTCGATGTCGCTTGACCTCGGCGTTGTTCGTGACTCCGTGCTGAACTCCACCAACGACCACACGGCCGCATGGGCTGAGGACTGCTATGCGCTGCTGAAGCCGGGGCACGAGTCCCGCGTGGTCACGGTCGACATCTGCTCGTCTGGCGAGATCGGTGCCCGCACGTTCACGTGCGAGGGCTCGTAATCGAACACGAGACGAAAAGAGAGGAGGTGAGCGGCGATGAGTCGCGGAAGATTCCAGATCCCCAGTGACGCACTGCCGTTCACTTCCCCTGCGTACGACCTGTTGACCACCGCAACGCAGCTCGCACTGCCCGACAACGCTCATTGGAAGATGGGCCTACAGTGGCAGTCGATGTGTCCGGACGCAGATGGTACGTACGGGGAATGCACGAGTCCGGACGGGACACCGGTCCCCGCGCCCAAGGCTGATACTTGGAGCAGGCATACACGCGGAGCGACGCCGGTAACGGTGTACAGCCGCATCGATTGCGCTCCGGTAGCGGAGTGGGACCAGCTTCCCGAGCAGAATCGGCAGGCGCTGCTACGTGCCGAAGCTGCCGAACTGGAACGCATCATCTGGACTGGTGAGGCGGAACAGGACAGCGGCAACGTTACTGTGTTCCCGCACCTTGCCGACGACGGTCCCACGGTGATCGACGGGGATGACATCCTCCAGGTTGCCGCAACGGTGGTCACGGACATTCCGCAGACGATTGAGGTCGGCATTGGGATGATCGAAGCCGCTATGCGGGACTGCTACCACGGCGTAGTGATGCTGCATGTACCGGTTCGGCTCGCCGCGCTCATGGCTGAAGCCGTGCTGTTGGCACCGCGAGCGGGCGTCATGTACACGTCTTCGGTCGGATCGAAGGTGGTGCTCGGTGAGTATCCGGGGACCGCTCCGGACGGGACGAGCACTGACGGTGTGACGTGGGTGTACGCCACAGGTGCCGTGTTCTTCCAGCGTGAGCCTACGCCGCACACCTTCACGCCTGTCGAGTCGTTCGATCGTGACGTGAACACGCTCAGCATGATTGCGGAGCGAACCTATGTCGTCGGTTGGGATTGCTGCCTCTTGGCGATTCCGATCCTGAACGGCGAAGACATCACATCGTAAGGGGGTTGATACAGGATGTCACAGTGCGCTAATCCAATCAGAGGCGAAATCGTTCGCTTCACACTGCTTGACCAGTGCGGAGTCCCCGTTACGGGTGATGGCTCCGCTCAGGTCACCACGGACGCGTGGACGGAAATCACCGTCACGCCCAACTATGAAGACGGTACCCGCCTTCTTCAGCTCAAGGCCAACGGGGAACCGTGCGTCAACGAGCAGAGCCCGTCATTCCTGAACTGGATTGATGAGGTCACGAACCTGTGCACGCTCGACGTTGACCTGATCGCGCTGGTGTTCGGCGAAGACCCGATTGTGTCGGTTGCTCAGGCTGACTTCGTCGGTGTGCAGTTCGGTACCGGCCTGTTGAATGCGCGTTTCTCCAAGGAGATTTGGCAGCCTGTTGCGGGAGAAGATGCCTGCGACGCCGAAGGCAATCAGCGGTGGATTTATTGGGCGTTCCCGCACGAGTACAACGCTCGTGTTGAAGCGCTCACGTTCACGAACGACGTGTTCACCTTCGGTTTCGCGAGCATGAGCAAGCCCGCGTCGCCGCTGTGGAACATCGGTGACCCGTGGCTGTCCGACTCGCCTGTCAGCACGTGGGAACCGGGGAAGCACTTCGCTTTCGCGATCACCACGGTTCAGCCTCCCGAGCCCGCTTGCGGCGCTGTGGAGATCGGTAGCTGATAGGATAGATGGGCAGATGTAGCCCATCATGCCGGGGGAGCGTTTACCTAGTCACCGGGTTACGCTCCCCCATTTCCATGCCGGAAGGATGACGATGCAGGACGATTCCGTAAGCCCATTTCTCGGTACTGGACATGGCCGATCGGGAACGATGTGGACTGCGGAGTTCTTCACGCGTATCGGTTTCCCCACGTACCATGAGCGACAATTCTCCCCAGTGCGATCGCACACGTTGACGCATCATGAGGTGTCGTGGCTTGCGATCCCGTTCCTGCCATCAATTCCACGTGGCACGAGGATATTGCGCGTGGTTCGAAACCCGTACCATGCTGTTATGTCCGGGATGCAGATGGACTTCCAAGAGCGACCGGGAGCCACGTCGTTTGACCGGTTCATGGAGCAGTATCGGCCTGATATCGCAGACGCACCAGACAAGCTGACACGCATTATCCGGTGGGTGGCGTTGTGGGACTCACCGCTAGATCAGACGCCACATAAGGTGATCCGACCTGATGCTGACGCGTTGGACCG